ATGATTAGAGGAAATACACCTTCGTTAAACTTTAGTGAGGGGACGGGTGCGATGGATGGAGCTTTTAGAATTCGTTATGATGGAGCCAATCAAGTGGATAATAATAACTTTTTAGCCATTCAAACTGGAACTAACTTTGGGATAACATCCCTACATTGTACATATGGCGGCAACGTCGGCATCAGTATAACAGATCCGGAAACTGCTCTGCACGTGAACGGGTCAATAACAGTTGGAGACATAGGTGCGAACAGTGTATCGCATACGGACGCTCAGTTAATATTAGGTGGGACTCATAACCAAGGGTACAATCGTGGAAATTATATAAAATTGTTAATTTCGGGAGGGAACAACGATGGTAGTTCTCCATACTACATCATGTGCGAAGATGAGAACAGTTATGATCAGTTCTATGTAAAGGGATCGACGTCCAACGGTGGTTCAGGAAGAATGTGGGTGAGAGGCGAGGTTAAAATGGCAAGCTCCGGTGATACTTACGCCTTTATACCAGCAAACGACGGATGGGTGCGATTACAGGGTGGTGCTTCTGGTCAGGGAAACATGTACGGTAGTTATACATCACTCGCAGTGGGTAATTTCCATGCAGCGGGTACGACGCATTATAGTGATGATCGCCTCAAACATTTTGAAGAAGAAATACCCAACGCTCTGGAACTCATACAACAACTAAAACCTTATAAATACAAAAAAACCAGTAAAATTTATACAGAAGACTATACGGGTGAAATAGGGGAAGACTGGGAATGGGAAATAGGTCTTATCGCGCAAGATATCGAGAAAATCCCGTATTTAGAATTCGCGGTGAGCAAACCCGAAGATAGTCCAGAAAAAGATAAGTACGGTTTGAATTATACACAATTTATAGGTGTGTGTATTCAAGGAATTAAAAAATTAGACGAAGAACTCCAAACCACACGAATCGAACTGGCCGAGACCAAAACCGACCTCGAAGAGCGACTGAATACTCACACCCATCCACTCGAACCACACACGCATCCACTCGAAGAACACACCCATCCACTCGAGCCACACACACATCCACTCGAGCCACACACGCATCCACTCGAGCCGCACACCCACCCCTTGGAAGAACACACCCACCCGGATCTCGTGGACCAACTCACCATCGAGAAGGCCAAGACCCGAGAACTTCAGCAGAGGTTGACGCTCATCGAGCACTCCCACGCGGCGCTCGTGGCACGCCTCGTCGCCCTAGAAAATATGTAGGTAGGTAATAGATGAGCGAGAACGTTCAAACCTTCTCCGGAAAAGTGAACGTCGCCGACAACCTCCTCGTGGGCACCTCACACTTTTTCGTGGATCGACAGAACAACCGTGTCGGAATAGGAACTTCAACTCCCGACGCGTCCTCGATGCTCGACGTGACAGGGAACATCAAGTCCGGTGGAACCATCACGGCTACTGGTGGGTTCAGCGGGGACGGATCGGGGTTGAGCGGAGTGAACTCGGACAGTGGAAGCTGGGTGAACGGGAGTTCATCCAATATCCATTTGGCGGTGTCGACGGATAATGTGGGCATCGGGGTCTTGGATCCGGCTCACAAACTGGATGTTCAGTTCACAGGGGATAATGGTTTGCGTGTGAAAAACACGGCAACTGGTACGTCGGACCACAGTAGTATTTACATCGACTCGGGTAGTGGCAATTCGTATTTGCAGTTCCTTCACTCTGGTACGAACAAGTTTACTATTCAAGGTACAACCTCTGGTGACATGGCGTTCAGACCGAACGGAGGGGATCACGCGTTAGATATTAAGAGCAACCACCAAACGGAAATATCCTCGACTCGAACCGGGCTAACGGCCCTTACCAACAACGAAGCCACCTTAATGATATCATGCACAGATACGAACGCCGCAGACGACGGGGATATAGGTGGAGGTGTGGTGTTCAGACAGAGGTGGGTAAATTCATCTTCGTCCCTCGTCCCAACCGGTGGTATATACGGGTACAAAGATAGAAACAGTGGGTCGTACGGAGGTGGTTTGATATTCTCATATTGCCCCAACAATGGAAGTCCTGATAACTTAGTCGAAGCCATGCGCATAACGAAAGAAGGTTCATTAAGGTTAACAGGTGAAGCTAATCATCCTATAAAAAAGACTGCGGCGACGGCATCTACGGCAACATATAACTACATATTGAACGGACCGAGGCCCGGGACGACGAGTGGTGGCGCTGTACACTTCATTAACGGGTCAGGTAGAGGTGACGACGGAGGTGTGAGTACATACACTATGCGTAACGACAGTGGAAATACACGGGTCGGATATTCTCCGTATACTACCATAATCGCGGGTACCAAAACCGAATTCGGTGAATCAGCAAAAAGAAACTTGTTTTTTCACCCATCTGCCTGGAGTTACAACACAACCAGTACATCTGACACGACCTTGTGGTCGTTCACGTACAATTTCCCGTACGATGGATATGTCATTTTGAACACAAACGGTCACTGGAGGAACACTTCCTATGGCCAATGGTTTTATGGAAAGCTGGGCATAGACCACGCGGACCCAGCCGATACTTCAGGATTTTACGATTCCTATACAGGTGGGGCGCAGAGCAGTCATGGAGGCGATTTTCACGTATACGAAGAAAAGGCGAGCTACTGGTGTGATTTCAATTGGGGAGGCACCCTTAAAGTGAGCGCCGGAAATCGTACAATATGTTTACGTGTTAGAATTCAGGGTGGTCATTTATATGTCAACGGAACGGCGATTAATATGTTTTATATTCCAACTAAAATTTTCTAACCCTCAAGTAAATGGTGAACGATGATCTTATAATGCATCCATACTACTCCATCGTGTTTGCAGAAACTGTGAGAGAACTGATGGAAAATCCACCAGAAACGTTTGGACACAGTGGCTCATGGGACACGATCACATTTCCAGAGGATGGATACGAGAAACCCCCAAAAGAACTTTTCGAGGAAAGGTTTAAACAAAATTACAGAAACGAAGGCTTCAGAATTTTACGAGAAGAAAGAAATAAACTATTAAATGAAACCGATTGGACGGATCAGTACAATATCGAAGAATGGGAAGTGTATCGGCAAATTCTTAGGGATATTCCAACCAACATAGAAGATCCAGAAACTCCTATATGGCCCGAGCAACCACAGGTCAAGATAGTCCAAGGAAAAAATACACGGACCGAATTGAGTGACACCAAAGCGGACCTCTCCGAAACCGAAACCAACCTCCAAACCACACAAACTGAACTAGCCGACGCCAAAACCGACCTCGAAGAGAAGACCTATCAAATCATATCCCTCGAGGCGCGATTGGCGGCGCTCGAGCAAAAATTTATAAGTAACTAATAACGATGAAGGACGCCAGGATAGCCCCTTCGATGCCGGCAGATATGCACGGTGCCCTCGCTACCGTCCACGCACTCAAAACCGCCAGGAATGCACAAGAGATCCGCGCGGTCAGGAAGGATTTAGTCGATGTGATGCGAGGTAATTTAGTCTTAGACCAACCGATCCCGGTGGAATTTTCAAACTATTTAATTAAACTGAACGGTCCGTGTACCTTTTTAACCGAGGGGTGTAAAGTTTACTTTGAAAAAAATGGAGGGGCCGTGATCAAAGAAGTGATCGATGAGACTAATTTCACCATAGAAACGACGGAAAATCTCACGGATGGTCCGGATACCATGACTGTGGTAGAAGTTAAAAATGTACACACCGTGAACGACGATACATTGTTACTTCTGAGTTTGTCCGCGATACGGGAAGTTTCGGATAATATATTAGATGAGACCGTCTTGAAAAAGATAGATGCCCGAATGGCGACCATAGAAAAGTTCTTCATGTCAGCTCTCACACGTTTACGCAGGTTAGAAAATTTATAATGTAATTATAGAAATGTCCGGTGACATTAACGTTCAAACATTCTCAGGGAAGGTTAATATTACCAGTAATTTATTAGTTGGATCATCCCACCTATTTGTCGATACCACCAATAATCGCGTGGGTATCACGACGGCGAATCCCGGGGCGAGCCTCGAAGTTAACGGTAATGTCCACGTTGTGACAGACCTCACATTCGGGGGGACGTTAACTGGGAATGGATCGGGTCTCACAAATGTGAACTCTGACAGTGGAAGCTGGGTGAACGGGAGTTCCTCGAATATCCATTTGGCGGTGTCGACGGATAAGGTTGGGATCGGGGTTTTGGATCCGAGCCACAAGCTGGACGTTGATGGTGACATTAACATTTCATCAGGATCAACTTTAAGAGTAGGAGGAACACCGGCAGTCTTCAGTAACTGGACTGTGCACACGAATGCATTGGATATATATCGTTCATCTGGAAATGTGGGCATCGGAGTCACGAGTCCGGATTATCCACTTGATGTTCAATATAATTCAGATTCCGGAATACGATCTAAAGGTACGGGTTCTAACCATGCGAGTGTGTATATAGATGCTGGAAGCGGATACGGGTATGTAAGATTTCAACATTCGGGAACTGATAAATTTTGGATTCAATCTACACCGACGGGTGATTTAGCGTTTAGACCTCATGGAAGTTCCCACGTGTTTGATATTAATAACTCCGGTTATACCCGAGTCAGCGCAGGTGATAGCGTGAGTTATGTACAAACGGATCACGGAGGAAGTATATGGAGAAATTATGGGAGTAATCTGGGTGCAGGGATTCATTTTACGGGCGGGGCCGTGATTCCCGCAGATCATAATGGGGGTAACCACGGAGGTAACACCATAGATCTTGGACATACGTCATATAAATGGAGAAACTTGTATGTGAATGGCCAAGTTAACGCCGGGAATCTGTTAAGCGGTTCGTACACGCAATCAGCGTCGTATTACATAACAGGCGCTGGTACTCATTTCTATAACGCGGGTGGGCTTTGGGGGATGAGATACAACAATCCGTCCTACTCATGGCACAGGTGGAATGGACCTCACCATTTTGATCTATATAATAATTCGTCGTTCACTTCGGGTGGTGTACCTTTTTATATTAATTATTATTCCGGTGCTCAGACTAGATGTTACCAATTTATGAATTTCAGTGACGATAGAATCAAAACAAATGAACGTTACATAACGAACGCGACACAAACACTTCTTAAACTAAAACCCCAGATATACGACAAAGGTCCGAATCTAGGTAGTACGTGTAGTGGAACGAGAGTTGAATCGGGTCTGATCGCACAAGACGTGTACTACGATACACCAGAGCTTAGACATCTCGTAGGATATCACGACGATGCCGAAATACCCGACGAAAAACCATACGTAGATGACGATCCTCAGAAAGATCCCGATTATTCCATGTGGGGGAGTAAATCTGCCGCAGTTGATTACATAGGTCTCATAGCATACCTCATCAAATCTAATCAGGAAATTTATGAGGACCTCCAAACCACCAAAACCACTCTCGAGGCGGACATCCAAACCTCCAAAACCGAACTGAAAGCGGACCTCTCCGAGACC